GGCACCAGTGAGTCCTGTAATATTGATCTGTATTGCATTACGTCCCCCATCCTTCAGTACTTCCTTCTCAAAGGCCCCTACAGGCATAATCCTATCTACTATAATCTTCCATGCGGCTGACTGACTCTTATGATCGTCATCCAGTGCAGCATTAAAGATGGACTCTAGTACCTTAGCTGACTTAGGACTAGCTAACATCCTAGACTTGTACTCATTGATTAACGCAGCATCTCCCTTAGGCCTGCCTCTGGCTACCCTGTTGCCCTTCTTTAGAGCATCTGTCTTCGCCTTAGGGGGTCTACCGCGCTTCTTAGGTGTATCTTGAGTAATTACTGGTTCCCCTGATACATCTAGTTCTTCAGACATTCTCCAGTTCCCTTATGTTTAACATATGTCATCACCCTGTCGCCTTGATACGTCCAGAGAGTCACATTAGTACGTCTGTTGCTGACTATAATGTGACCTTAGCTGTACCAACGACAAGGCTCTGGATGATATATCTGTTTAGTTAACCTTCTAAAGTTAATAAACAAAGAATAACTAGTATTCTAAAGCCTGTCTAAAGTACCTCTTTAGTATACCTATTATTATACCATACTTTTACTCAAAAGTCAAGCTTTATTTACATAAGTGGTACTATTTACATCTCTAGGGTGGCCTAGGGAGTCTAAAGGTCGCTAGACTGACCAAAGTAGTGACACTAGTACTGCCATATTACCTCCCTTTTATCCCTAAGGGCGCACCAAAGTAGTGCACAAGTATAACATTGTGTAAGTCTAGCGTTATCAAAAGGTTACCTAATCGTTAACTAGAGGTTAAATTAACTAAGTTTTACCTCTTTTTAGCTATTTTCACCCTATTTTGTACGTAGGTAGGTACTACATTAGTAATCCGATGTCAATCCCGGCCCCCCGGGGTCAACATGGGCAACCCACCAGTATAACACAAGTCAACCAATGTGTCAACCCTTGAATACTGTGAATAGTACCATTGACATCTAAGGTAAACTATGGTAGGACCTGAGGCCCGAGGCCTACCACAGTATGACCTGTGTGTCAACCTATTTATATTGTGAATAATACCAGACATCCCGAGTGTAACATAAGACAAGTACTATTCATAGTGTAAATAATACCAGAGATTCCTGTAGACACAAGTGTGTGAACCAGTGTAGGACCCTCAGGCTAGACTAGATACTACTCAAGACCTTATGTCAAGTGAATTAGGTGTGACATATTACCATTGACAAGACAAGGTAAACTATGGTAGGACATTGGGTGTGACATATTACCATTGACAAGACAAGGTAAACTATAGTAGGACATTAGATGTGACATAGTACCATTGACAGGCCAGTGTTCCTATGTTATCCGCGCGCGTTCCTCTTTATATAGGAACCTAGGGAGGACTCAGGAATTGTGACATATTACCAAAAGATAATACTTGCGTCCTCATGGGATACCTGTACAATGGGAACCATATCAAGGTAATCAATTAACTATATAGAGGGTAATCAATATGAAATTAGTTTCATTAGGCTTAGAAAGTTTAGCGGGTCCGTATGCTGTATACGTTGCAGATGATCGTGTGTATTTTGAGCACACTACACGGGGAGAAGATGACGCCATATGTGTCTACGTGATGCAAGGCAACATTTGTCACGACTATGACATGAGCTTCTGTATGATCCCTGAGGCCAGAGAATGGCTAGATGCTAACGGGTACGATACCAGTGACATACTAGGTTAAGACAAGGGAGGCCCTTCGGGGCCTTGACTTTGAAGTATTTAAGTATGTCTCTCGTCTGCTAACGCTTGCTGTAGACTCCCTAAGGGATTAAGTGAAAGCGATAGGGTGTGACCTATGTCAAAGGGTAGCAGGATTGATCCCCTGTTATATGGAGAGCGAGAGACATTCTTAAACACTTCAAACTTACAGATAACAGAGGAGGCCTGAGGCCATGTATATAGAATTACCGAAAGCAAAGTCATTCGATGAGCGTGATGACATGATTCAAAAACATCTAGAGGATGCACTGGCATATATGAAAACAGGTGATCCCGCAAAGGGTCCAGTGGCGAATATGTACGCTGAATGGATCATTGAGATATTTAATAATACAGAGGAGGCCTGAGGCCATGAAGAAGGATTACATTTGTGTTATGGGGCGCGTCACTGATTCAGGTGACGAATGGGGCATGATCGTGGGATTCCCTATCGATCCTGAGGAGGACAAGGGTATCAATAAGGCCTTCCAGAAGGCGCGGGATTACATTGACGATAACTGGCCTGTATGGCGGGAGCGTTACGAATACTCTATTGATGGCAAGCGATTCTAGGGGGTTGCGTTAGTGGTGGGCCTTGGGTTACCCTAGGGTTTACTGCTAAACCAACAAACCAGATCTAACAGAGGAGGCCTGAGGCCATGAAAAGAGACATTGTTATACTGGTAACAGCGAAGGATAAAACGGAAGAAATTTGGGTTGATGGTAAGCTCAGATTCAAACACACCTATAACTATGCAGAGCATGCTATCGAAGCCGGTAACGCATACGCCAAACAGTTTGCACACCACGATCCGGTACTACGTATTGATATGCGAGGAGTATAGGCCATGAAATTTTCAGAGATTAGACGATTGATAGCGAACCCTAATGAGCACAGGTTTTACAATAAAACTTACGCCATTGGCAACGAGTACGGGTTACTGGCTATTGCCTATGCGGACTGTGAGCAAGAGGCCTTAGACGAGGCGCTGGACGCGGGCAGACTAGATTCAGAGCTTATGCCACCTGAGGTTTTAGATGAGTACGTGGCTAATGGGTGGGATGATTCGTATGCTTTACTAGGCAATGCGGGTGAACCTGTGTATACTGAGTATCTAACGATTAACGAAATCACCAGAGGGTAACACAATGGCTATCATTATTTCAGTGAAGTACAGTAATTACAGGTTTAACGCTACCATAAGCGACACGTTTAACACTCAGTTATTCAGGGCGCGGGCAACATCTTGTGAGGATTCACCAGACGACTATGACATAGTGGGTAACAGTACTAGTTATGCGGAGTTAAACGCGGCTTACAGGGCCTTACGTAAATGGGTTGACACTACAGAGCTAGAGGAGGGTAAATACCCCGTGATCCGCTGGACTCTGGAATATATAGGGGAAGATCACAAGGGCACAGGAATTGTAAGGGCTAAACCAGTTTATTCAGAGGAGGCCTGAGGCCATGAGTAATTATGAATCAGCGGTTAAACGTATACATTCTGTGGACGATCTAGGCAAACTAAAGCGCCTAGGGAAGAGCCTAGATAACTTGTATAACTTGGGGTTGTTCACTGTCACAGAATTTGCTAGGCTAGATTGTTTATTGATGGATCAATACTGTTTACTAGAGGAGGGCCTAGGCCATGAGTTATAATGTATTTGAATTAGCGACAGACGTAGTAAGGAAACGCGCAGAATGGGAAAAGTTAGATGCTTCTGCGATGGATCTCATTATGAACGATGCGGACTATGGTGGAACGTGGAAACACATAAAGCAAACAGAGGAACATGCTTTTAGACAGTACCAGCAGGCTATAGACAATTTGCGATGGGTAAACTATCTAGAGCGATCTAATACTACAGAGGAGGCCTGAGGCCATGAGAATTGAAAACGCGCGAGACAATAAGCTACCTGAGGGTGAATACACTGCCACTATGACAAAACCAGAGGAGGGTAGGATTTATTCTGAGCGTGGTATGGGTGCTTCTGAAGCTATCCAGTATGCGAAAGAGGCCATAGCTCTAGGATGGGATACGGAAGTAATCGGGCCTGATAGCAAGATTTACTTTATAGGCGGGCCTAGGCCATGAGTAAATATGAATCAGTGCTAAGACACATAGAAAACGAGGCCATAGCGGCCCTCTTGTTTGTTACCGTGTTCACTGCTACACTGTTATTACTAGGGTACTTGTCATGAGTATGAATGATATATTTTGGCTTTGGGTCATAGGATCGCTAATCGCGGTATTCTGGATTACTATTAATGAGGAGGATAGCTTGTGATTGTACTTTACAAGACGGATGAAGACTTTTATAACGGCATTGAGGAGATGGTCAGACGTGGTCTGAGATTCCTAGCGGATGCACAGGACCTCACTATAGAATTAACTGGGGGTTATTAGGTCATGAATAGGTACGGACTACACGAGACGCCAGTGCAACTTGACTGCGATTGGGCTACCTTAGACGCTGTGATTCACTGGGAGTTAACCTGTGACGACTACAGGGATGCGTTTGAGATACAGAAGATCAGCATAGGCTCGCAGGATTTGCGCGAGGGCTGGAACATAGATTACTTTGAGGGTATCATACAAGATGAGATTGACAACGGGGATGAATCATGATGTGTGAGTACTGTAACGAGACTATACACCACGAGTACGATATGGTGCTCATTAGTGACCATGTGGCTTCTTTTGAAAAGTCTGGGGATACACTGGTAAAGCTAGACGACATGTGTTACCATGTGTGGTGTTACGAACGTGTACAGGAGGATAGTAAATGAAATCTACTGATTGGAAACCTAATATAGACCGTCTAGTGCGATCAGCTATGCACGATGAGCGTTATTGCTCTTATATGTTAGACGTGTTACACTCTGAGCAGTACATTATGTCACTGCCTGAAATATTAGATTTCTGGGAGCGAGCGAGGGTTTCTAATTTAACAGTGCACGAATTTATACGTCAGGAGCGTAAGGGATGAGTACACTATATCCAGACCAGTTAAAAGAAGACGTATACTATACAGCGAGTGAATTATGTAGCTGGGTACGCAGAGAATGGCTAGAAGACTATCCTTCTTGGGTAGTGGCAGTGTTGAAAAATGGGCAGACGGTGTGCGTAGCAAACGTAGACATTGAACACGCAGAAGGGGACATATGAATATATTCTACCTAGACCGAGACCCACAGGAGGCGGTATGAGCAGACTATTTCCAATTCTGGTGTTGATACTGTTATTACCGGTATTAATACCACTAGCAATTTACATAGGTATACGTTATCATTGGACTGATACAGTACCTGAGGAGGAGGATGTATAATGGAACCAGACTTAACAACAGAAGAGATGATACAGGATATAGCGGAGTTTGAGCTTAACTTTATAGACTTCCCTACGGTTATATCTTTAGCCCGCATAATGTTACTGAAGAAGTACAGAGATATGAGTTACAATGAACTAGTTAGTGCTTACGATAAAGTATTTGGAGAAGACTATGCGTTGTAAAGCCTGTGATGTGATCTTAGATGACCTAGAGTCACTAAAGAAGGATTCCAGAGGGGTACACTACGATATGTGTACAGAATGTTTGACAGTATCTATTGCTGCTCACTGGGAACTAGATCAAACAGAGTCAAGTAATGATGATGGTACTATTACACAAGATGAAGTCTTGACATTACAGGAAAACTATGATACAATATTACATAGTATTACAAAGGAATGACTAAAGAATGATTTTGTATTTCATAGGAGCCTTTGTTTTATCTTTAGTACTCTTTTATTATATATTTAAGAGATAAATAAAGTATTACTACATTAGTCTACTGTAGTACTAATGTAGTACCTAAGAAGTAACTAAATTAGAGAGGAGGGTTGCAAACGGAAAGAGACTGTGTTATACTATAGGTGTTCCCTCGGGAATTCTTTTTAAACAAACGGAGATTAAATCCATGGCTAGTAGTGTTATCGAAGGTACAGTAAACTTTAGCAACGTCACTCAACACGACGTATACAACGGACAATCCACAGGAGCGTATAGTCTTACCATCACGATGTCTGAAGAGGATGCTACGGCCCTCTCTGCTGAGGGTGTAAAGATTAAGGAGTACGATGGTGCTAAACAACGTAAGTTTAAGTCAAAGTACGACATCATGCGTGTAGATGCTGATGGTAATCGTTTTGAGGGCGAGATCCCTTATAACTCTAAGGTACGTCTTAAGTACAAGTCTGGTCCTGCTCATCCTGTCCACGGTACGCCAACGTATCTGGAGGCTGTCAAGGTCCTAGAGTTGCCTGAGATGTCTGAAGAGGCTGTTGACTTCTAATGAGTGACGGATTCTTATACCACGAGGAATGTCCCAAATGTGGTAGTAAGGATAACTTGGCGGTCTACTCTAACGGTGGCCGCCATTGTTTCTCCCCAGATTGTAACTATCACGTAAACGGAAATACAGAGGATGGCTTAGAGCCTCACAGGAGCGCAGAGCAAGTGACAAAGGCTAGTAATTTATTCATGGGTGGTGTAGTGTCCCAGATACCTGACAGGAGGCTCTCAGAGGCTACCTGTAAGCGTTATCAGGTTACCGTACAGTTTGCCCCTGATGGGTCTATCGACGCTCATTACTACCCTTATTACGATAAGGATACAGGTGAGTTAGTAGGCTCTAAGAAGCGAGGAGTAAAGAACAAGCAATTTAGTGCCACAGGTGACCACAGTAACGTAGGGCTATTCGGACAGAAGCAATGTAGAGGCTCTGGGAAATTCCTCACGATTACTGAGGGCGAGATAGATGCTATGTCTGTCTACGAGATGTTTGGACAGAAGTACGATGTAGTATCGCTGAGGGCTGGAGCCTCTAGCGCATCCAAGGAGATCAAAGCTAACCTTGAGTGGCTAGAGGGTTACGATAACGTGGTCATCTGTTTTGACCAAGACAAGGCTGGTGAGTTAGCGTTAGAGCAGGTCAAGGACCTCTTTAGTCCTAACAAGTTAAAGATATGTAAACTCCCCCTAAAGGACGCCAGTGAGATGCTCATGGCTAACAGGGTTAAGGACTTTACACAGGCCTTCTGGGATGCTTCTGTCTACCGTCCTGATGGTATCATTGCAGGTAACGAGACGTGGGACAAGTTAGTAGCCAAGCGTCAAGTCAAGAGCATCCCTTATCCATGGGAAGGGCTGAACGAAATAACAAGGGGGCACAGGCCGTATGAACTCGTCACTATCACCAGCGGCAGTGGTATGGGAAAATCTCAATTTATACGAGAACTTGAGTACGATCTATTGCAGAGAACTACATCCAACATCGGTGTACTTGCACTGGAGGAGGACGTTGCAACAACAGCACTGGGAATCATGTCGGTGGCATCCTCTAGGCGACTACACTTGGAAGAAGATTCACCTGTCGATGACCTTAGACCGCACTGGGAAGCAACGATGGGATCAGGTCGTTACTATCTTTTCGACCACTGGGGGTCAGCATCAGCGGACGAGTTACTTTCAAGAGTCAGGCATATGGCGAAGGCTTGCGATTGTCAGTACATCATCCTCGACCACTTATCAATCGTCGTTTCTTCTCAAGAAAACGGAGATGAACGAAAGGCAATCGATGAGATAATGACCAAGCTTAGGACGCTTGTGGCTGAGACAGGGATTACGTTGTTTCTAGTGTCTCACTTACGACGATCCTCTGGTACTGCTCACGAGGACGGTGGCCGCATCAGTCTACAGGACCTCAGGGGTAGCCAGAGTATTGCTCAGTTATCTGATATCGTCATAGGTATGGAGCGTGACCAGCAGAACCCGGATGAGGACATTAGGAACACAACCACAGTCAGGATACTTAAGAATCGTTACTCAGGTGAGACAGGCCCAGCCTGCTGGCTACGGTACGATAAGTTTACAGGACGTATCCACGAGTGTGCTAACCCTACACCACCTGAGACTGAGTTTTGAGTAACCTAGTTTACATGGACATTGAAACCGACGGCTTAGATCCTAGTGTTATCTGGTGTGCTGTATGTCGTCACAACGGAGAGAGCGAGGTAATATGTAATGGGCAAGATTTCAAAGAGTATGTATCGCGTAAAGCGCCAGTTACGTTCGTATTCCACAACGGAATTGGCTTTGATGTTCCTGTGGTCGAGCGTCTTTGGGACTTTACTTTTGCTAGGGGTTCTGTCCTTGACACTCTAGTGCTATCTAGGCTCGCTGATCCTAGTCGGTCAGGTGGTCACTCGTTACGTAACTGGGGTAACATCTTAGGTTACGCTAAGGGGGATCACGAGGATTGGTCACAGTTGACTCCGGCCATGATTGATTACTGCATCAGGGATACTGAGGTTACACAGGAAGTGCACAAGCGACTCATGGTTGATCTACAGGGTTTTTCTCAAGAGGCCCTAGACCTAGAGCACGAGGTACAGTGGATCATACAGGAGCAAGTGACTAACGGATGGCTACTAGATCAGCGTCTGTGTCACACGTTGTCTGCAAGATTCAAGGAGAGTATGTATGCTATCGAAGAGGAGTTACAGAAGGTGTTCCCGCCTATTGTTGAAGAGAGGTGGTCAGACAAGACGGGGAAGCGACTCAAGGATAAGGTTACTATCTTTAATCCGGGGTCAAGGCAACAGGTTGCTCAGAGACTTGAGGCTAAGGGTGCTGTTTGGTCGGAACTCACCCCCGGAGGTAGGCCACAGGTGGATGAAAGGACACTTGAGGAGAATAAACATATACCGGAGGCTATGCAAGTCCTAGAGTACTTGATGTTACAGAAGCGTTACGCACAGGTAAACTCTTGGCTTGAGCACGTACAGGACGACGGTAGGGTACACGGTAGAGTCACAACAAACGGTGCAGTCACAGGACGTATGACGCACCAGACTCCTAATATGGCACAGGTGCCTTCAGTTAATTCTATCTACGGTGAGGAGTGTAGAAGTTGCTGGGTTGTACCTGAGGATCGCAAGCTGGTAGGTGTTGATGCCAGCGGACTAGAGCTACGCATGTTAGCTCATTACATGGACGATGAGGAATTTACTAATGTCCTACTTAGAGAAGACATTCACACCAGAAATCAAGTTGCTGCGGGACTTGCAACAAGACCTCAGGCAAAGACTTTCATCTACGCTTTCCTCTACGGAGCAGGAGACGCAAAGATTGGAAGCATCGTCGGAGGAACTGCAAGAGATGGCGGTGAGCTTAGGGGGCGCTTTCTACGAAATACACCTTCTCTTGAAACTCTACGAGAGCGAGTTGGACAAGCGTCTAGGAAGGGTTACCTCGTTGGACTCGACGGAAGAAAGCTTTGGGTCAGATCAGAGCATAGTGCACTAAACACTTTACTTCAGGCCGCTGGTGCTATCATTATGAAGAGGGCCTTGGTTCTCTTGGATGACTACGCTACCCAGCACAACATTGATTACAAATTCATAGGGAACGTACACGATGAAATACAAACGGAGGTTGTCTCAAAACAAGCGAGTAAGTTTGGGTGGCTCGCAGTCGAGTGCATCAAGGCGGCGGGTATATCATTTGACCTCAGATGCCCCCTCGACGGAGAGTACAAAGTTGGAGCAACGTGGGCAGACACACACTGAGGAGGACAAATGATTTACACTAAGACAGAAGGCAAGTACTACAAAGATAACCCAGAGAGACACAAGGCTAGGAATAATAACCGCATGTGGGTCAACGGTAAGTACATTAAACAGGGGCACCCTCTGCACAAGTCAGGTAAGTACAAGAACTTTGAGGACGCGGCCTTTAGTAGTCTAGAGAAGTACAATAGCTCTAAAGAAGGACAGGTGTACATCATCGTTAACGAGAGCTTCCCTCAGTGGATCAAAGTAGGCATGGCCGTAGACGCAGAGGATCGCTTGAGTAACTATCAGACATCTTCACCTTACAGAGATTACGTGTTGTATGACAGTTGGAGCGTTAGTGATCGCCGGGCTGCTGAAGCTGCCGCCCACGAGATACTATCGGATTGTTCAGACGACAGGAAGAACGAGTGGTTTAAGTGTGACCCTGCTTTCGCTAAACTTATGATTCGGGGTACTATGGAGGAGTTTGAATGAAGGAGATATATTCGCTGGTAGACGACATTTACAAAGTAGTCGCTACTAAGGAAATACCAGAGGACGTAGACCTCTACGAAGAGATAGATAAGTTTGGTGAAAACTGTAAGAAACTAATGTCTACTTTGTTCACTGAGAAACGTGATGGACGTAAGCTACGTATGTCCAACATCGGGCGAGATGATCGCTACCTCTGGAACGCTGTAAACAACTCTGATGTACAGGAGGATATGACACCTAATACGTATGTCAAGTTTATGTACGGTCACTTAATCGAAGAGATGCTGTTGTTTCTCACTAGGATCTCAGGACACGAGGTTACAGATGAACAAAAGAAATGTGAAGTTGCTGGTATCAGAGGGTCTATGGACTGCAAGATTGACGGGATTGTCACTGATGTTAAAAGCACTTCCACCTTTGGGTTTAAGAAATTCAAAGACGGAAGTCTTGCTTTTGATGATCCATTCGGATACATCGCACAAATTAAAGGTTACGCGCATTCTGAGGGAGAAAGCAAGTTTGGATGGTTAGCCATGGACAAACAGAATGGGCACCTGACGTACCTCATGTACGACTCTGAGGATACACAGGCACCTGTACACGCTAAGATAGGCTACGACATAGAGGAGCACATCGAACGCGTAAAAAAGCTAGTAGAGCAACCAGTGTGGCCGGAGGTATGTCACGAGGTCGTTCCAGACGGGAAAAGTGGCAACCAAAAGTTAGCCGTGGGTTGCTCCTATTGCCAGTACAAGCGCGTGTGTTGGTCAGGGTTGCGTACATTCTTGTACTCAAGTGGTCCAAGGTACTTAACAGAGGTGGTCAATGAGCCGAAAGTCCAAGAAATATCCTAATGAGTTTAGATCAGGGTTTGAATATGATGTATCGAAGCAGTTACAACCATACGGCTTTAGCTACGAGCCGTGGCAGATCGAGTACCGCATTGAGCGTAAGTACACCCCAGACTTTGTGTACGAAAGAAACGGTAGGACTTACCTCATTGAGTGCAAAGGATACTTTCGTTCTGGAGACACACAAAAGTATCGCTCGGTCGCTAAGTGCTTACCAGAGACACACGAACTCATATTTGTCTTGATGAAACCTAACCAGAAAGTTAGTAAGAGTACCAAGAATACTATGGCACAATGGTGTGACAAGAACAGGATTCTATGGTATAATATAGACACACTAAAGGAATTAGTTGATTATGTCACTGACACTAGACGAAATTAAGGAGAGACTGTTGAACCACTACGACCCTGATGACCTTCTAGAAGCCTTACAAATATCTTCAGAAGAGATCCTAGACAGGTTTGAGGATAAATTACTCACCAAGCTCGACAAATTCACAGAGGAACTAGAGGAAGATACCTATGCCTAACGAATGGACTACTTATTCAAAAGATGAGCTAAAGAGCTTGAACGAGGCCACACCCTCAGAGTGGGACAAGGCCACCAGTAAGCTAAGGAACGACCCTGTAGCACAACCAGATCACTACAACAAAGGCGCTATAGAAGCCATCGAAGCAATCAAGGCATCTATGCACCCTACGGAGTACAAAGGTTACCTAAAGGGTAACTGCCTTAAGTACCTCTGGCGCTACGAGTACAAGAATGGAATAGAAGACCTAAAGAAAGCACAGGTCTACCTCAGTTGGTTAGTAGAGGAGTTATCACAATGAAAGTAGTAGAGGGTAACTTTGGTAAAGGTGGAACAGAGGAGGACTCTATTACAACCACAGAGTTCCTAACTGCCTTTGCCACCAAAGCTGCACTAATGGAAGAGGAGGACAGGAGTCCTAAAGTAGTAGTAGTAATGTACGAAGACGGGGAGATGTTTGAAGTTGCATCTAATGAACAGTACCCTGACGGTGTGCACATGCTACTACAGTTAGCATCACAAGCCATACTTAACGAGACACTAGGAGTAACAGAATAGATGGACGCATATCAACAATACATACACAAGTCTAGGTACGCTAGGTACCTACCAGAGGAGCAACGTAGAGAGACTTGGGAAGAAACAGTAGATCGATACGTTAACTTCTGGGTGGACCGAGGACACCTGAATGACTTTGACGTATCAGAGATTACCAAGGCTATATACGATCTAGACGTAATGCCCAGCATGAGAGCACTAATGACTGCTGGGGAAGCACTAGAGCGTGACAACGTAGCCGGGTTTAACTGTGCTTACATGCCTATAGATAACATGCGCTCGTTTGATGAGCTTATGTACATCCTTCTGTGTGGCACAGGTGGAGGTTACTCAGTAGAACGTCAGTACGTAACAAAGTTACCAGAGGTGGCAGAGGAGTTCCATGAAACAGACACAGTTATCCATGTTGCAGATTCGAAAATCGGATGGGCGAAATCGTTTAGGGAACTGGTATCACTGCTGTATTCAGGTCAACTTCCAAAATGGGACGTTAGTAGAGTACGCGATGCAGGTGCCCCACTCGCGACTTTCGGAGGTCGTGCAAGTGGTCCAGAACCTCTCGTTGACCTCTTCAAATTTACAACAGAACTCTTTCAGGGATCTGCTGGAAGAAAACTTAGCTCCATTGAATGTCACGATCTTTGCTGTAAGATAGCATCGTGTATTGTGGTCGGAGGAGTACGTCGGTCAGCCCTGATCTCACTATCCAATTTAACAGATGACCGCCTACGTCGAGCTAAGACAGGACAGTGGTGGATCGATAATCCACACAGAGGACTAGCTAATAACTCTGCTTGCTACACAGAGAAGCCTGACTTTGAGGCCTTCTTAAACGAGTGGACTAGCTTGTACGAGTCACGCTCTGGTGAACGTGGGATGTTCTCTCGTGTCGCTAGTCAGAAACAAGCGGCTAAGAATGGACGTAGGGATGCTGAGTACCAATTCGGAACTAACCCTTGCAGTGAGATAATTCTTAGGCCTAATCAATTTTGCAATCTGTCAGAAGTTGTAGTAAGACCTAACGACACTCTAGCTACCCTTAAGCGTAAGGTACGCATAGCTTCTATCCTAGGGACGCTTCAGGCTACACTGACAAACTTTAGGTATCTCAGGGCCATCTGGAAGACTAACACAGAGGAAGAGGCGTTACTAGGGGTGTCACTTACGGGCATCATGGATCACCCTCTGTTATCTGGGCGAGGAGACAATGTTAAACTTAAGAAGTGGCTTACAGAGATGCGAGAGGAGGCTATCGAAACTAACAAGCGATGGGCTGAGGAACTTGGTATTAATCCTTCTACAGCAATTACTGCGATTAAGCCTAGCGGTACTGTTAGTCAGTTGGTCGATAGTGCTAGTGGGTGCCATCCTCGTTTTAGCCCACAGTATATTAGGCGAGTTCGTGCTGACTCTCGTGATCCCTTATGTACTGTCCTAGAGTCCGCTGGTGTGCCTGTGGAGGACGATCTGATGAACCCTAGTACCAAGGTCTTCAGCTTCCCTATCGCCTCACCAGAGGGCGCTGTGACAGCCTCAGACATGGGTGCCATAGAACAGCTAGAGTTGTGGGAGATGTATCAGGATAACTGGTGTGAGCACAAGCCGTCTATGACGTGCTACTACCGTGACCACGAGTTCCTAGAGGTAGGCCAGTGGCTGTACAACAAGTTTGATAAGGTATCAGGTATCTCGTTCCTACCTTACTCAGACCATACGTACCAGCAGGCTCCTTATGAACCTGTGGACAAGGCCACCCTCAAGGCACTTCAGAAGGACTTCCCGACCCAGATTAACTGGGACATCAATGAAGCCTCTGATAACACCGAGGGTAGCCAACAGTTAGCTTGTACAGGTAATAACTGTGAGATTTAGTATTGCACTAGTTGTACTAATGTTACTACCTGCGTGTACTGTAGTGTCCACCTCTGATGCTGAATGGAGGTGGCCTAAGGAGGAGCTTGTACAGGTAATAACTGTGAGTTATAATTATGTATAGTGTTATATCTTTTTTAATAGTGGTACTGTTGTCCCCCCTCTGGGTTCCGTTAGGCATCTACATAGCTTTAACGTATCACTGGGAGGACACAGTACCGTCTCAAGACGTACTAGAGAATCCTACAAGAAAACGTAAGGAGGGGCTTAACTCCTAGGTGGTACTTTGCCTCTGCCTTGTCCGTAACTGGATTGGGCAGGGGATTTCCCATCTTTCCTAGTCCTTGTTTTCTCCTGTTAGCATACCGGCACCCACTAGGCCAACACCCGCATTCACCTGTCGTTCTGCATTAAGCAATTCATCAGATGGTTTTGCAGTAGCTATGTCGAACAAGCTTTCCTTGACATCTGCTTTGTTTTGTGGTTGTATTGACTGTACCTTGTTCTTGTTCTTTAGAGCATCGTAGTGCATAGGCGGTGTGACAGAAACAGACCTATTAGGTAACGCTGCGTCTAACACCGGACCTACGCCCGGAAGTTTCTCTAGAAAGTTGTGCTCATCTGAGACAACCGCAGTAACCCTTCCGTTGTTACGTATCCTAGCTACGTAGTTTACGCCACCCTCAGTTATAGCAGTCCCTGAGAAACTACCAGTTACCCAAACACCATTATTTTGGGCATTTTCCCAAGTGTCGCTTTTGCTTGTAAGAATCCACTTAGGTTTCTGCTTTTCTTTGTTTCTCTGGGCGTTCCATTTCTTGTTTGCGTCAGACTCCGCTTTAGCCCTCTCCCATAGCTCTTTATCTGAGAGCTTTTTGTCCTTTCCAAACAACTTTTTAACAGCAGGGATAACTCCACTCTTTATAGCGAAATCCTTGTGGTGCGCCCCAGATACTTCGTCCCCCGCCCCTGCGTTCTTTATTCTTATGTCCGCTGATGGCGTCTCTGTCAGCGTCTTGTCGTTGCGGTCTCGCCATACGTTTTTTACGTGGTAGTCTATGATGTCTAGGTCTTGGTTACTAACTGGGGCAGTCTTGCCTGACCCCTCGTAAGTACCCTTTAGATTGTTTCTATTTATCGTGTCTTTGTAAGAAAACTCAGAAGCTTTCTCAGTCTCCGTTAGGAAACTACGGCGGTTTAACCCGTCTACACCCTCAGACACAGCACCGTTTCTTCCTCCCGCCTGATTACCCACGTTTGTGGTGTACTGAGTCTGTGCCGCGACCCTGTGTATATCTCTAGGAGTCTTAGTATCTAGGGCTGTCTGAGCCTTTTCCTGCATGGTCTGTGTTACTTGATTCTGACGGTAGTTAGCTCTTGCAGTAGGACTCACTGTCTGCTTTATTCCCTTCATCAGCGCGTCACCCATCCAGCCAGCACCAGATACAAGTTTTTCACGTATGTCCGCAGAGTCTTGTGGACTATCTATGGAGTTTATCCTAGGGCCGACCTTAGGCACTCGGGACAAAGACTCTTTGTTATCATAGATTAACTGGTCAACTACAGTAGGCCTTGCGTTACCTGATGGTTTGTAGAAGTTATCTATCTCGTTACTCGCGCTAGCCAGTGTGTTACCCTTGAGGCTGTCACGTCCTGCTATCCTACGTGCTCCTCTTACTCCCTTGGTAAACAGCCCTGCGCCTGCCCAATCCACAGGATCAAACGCCACATCTAAGCCAGCCTCTACCCCCTCATCAGTAAGCGTAGCGGTGCCTCTGTACCCTGCCCTGTTCCCTACGTTCATATCTAAAGAAAAATCAGACACTCCCCAACTCTCCTCGTCTCCAGAGATGGCTTTCTTAAGCTTGCGTTGAGGTACTTCTAAAGCGTTCCAGAACGTCTCTGTAGCCTGCTCAGAGTACTCCCTCTCGGTTTCTCTCATCTCCTTCCTGTACTTCTTACGTATGGCGTAGAGGTCACTCATTCGCCTGAACCTCCTCTTCCTCGTATTCTCTGGCGTCAGCCATAAGAGAAACTATGACCTGTCTGTCTAACTCCATAGCCTCTAGTTTAACAGGGTCGTTAACAGTTTTAATAGCTTTGTTCATAGCAGACAAAGTTGTAGCGTAGGCCTTCAGAACATTCTGTTTACCGTGACGGGCTATCTGCATACCTACGATACCTCCGACACCAGCACCAGCAACCAGAGAAAGTCCAACGCCCCCAGCAGCAGCGGCTCCAGCCACGCCTACAGAACCGAGAGCAAGAACAGATAGTACTGATGATGGTACACGAATACCTGTAGACTCTAGATTCTGAATACCTCTAGCAAGCGCGTTTTTACCCTCTAAGTTTCTTTTGTTTGTCAAGCGGTCTAAAGCAGTTAACGTAAGGTGCTGGTCATTTAATAACTGATGTAACTCATCGCCTGTAGTATTTTTCTTGAGGTAATCGTTGAGTACTGTACGAATGGTCAATGCAGCTTCTACTTTGTAAGTAGCTACATCAGCATCTAAGTTAGTACCAGAGCGTCTGTTAGCTTCATCAAATCGCCTACGTGCTTTTAGTACGCCTAGCAAATCGTTACCTTCTGAGTTAAGTATTACTCTAGCACTCTCCACCATTTGCTCTATAGCTTTCTTAGCCTGAGGAGACGCCAAAGAAACAACGTCTGATTTTAAGTAATCCTCTATTGACGCCTCAAACTCAACCTTTAAACCATCTAGGTCTATTGGTTTATTCTGTGCTGTCACGCGCCTGTCGGTTTCTACTCTCTTAGAGTCAACATGATTTTGCATAACCCTGAAGTTTTCATGGACAGTACCATAAGGCTTAATACCCGGGATAGTCTGTACTAAGTCTATAACTCCTTCTTCAAACTCATTAGGAACCCATTCCTCTGTGTTTATAAGACCTCGTTTTTCTGTTCTAGCGGCAGTATCTAACTTCTCAGGAGCAAGCAAAGAAGTAAACGCTATTTTTTCCTTTGAAACTTTAGCACCTGTGCCAGCCTTACGTGCGGCTAGTGCGGCCTTATCTAAGTTTAGAAGATCAGGTCTAGGCGAGAACAAGGCACTAACGTCTACAAGGGTTTCAACTTGCTCTGCAATTTCAGGGTTCTCTTTAGACCACCCTTGATATGCCTCTAGACCTTGTGATACAGCGTAACCAACAGCCTTAGCGTACCCAGATTCTCCTATGACGCTTAGGCCATCTCTCACAAAGTCAGGCACTACTACCCCAACACCTTCACCAATTATTTCCCCACCTGTCCTAGCTACCTGAGATACTCCAGCGCCAGCAACACGAGAAGTGGTATTAGTACCCGACATAGGATCTCTAGTGACATCTAGCCTCTCTTGTAACTCAGGGCCAAACTCCTGAAAAGGCGTCTGAAAATCAGAAGCTCTAAATCTCCTCTGTACTCCGTCTACGTAAGACTCATCAGGCTGACGAACGTTAGGGTCTGGAGGAGGCGCGTTTGCAGCATCCATCTGGGCTAGTAAGGCACCAATTTCGTTAGCTGCTTTATTATCACCAGCATCCACCGCCGCATTAAGCCCTTCAATCAATTGTTCCTTTGTATAGGACACTGATTAACCCCCCGATTGCTTTGGTAGATACTTTAAGGCGTCAGGAGATAGTGCAGGTTGGTTACTTTGAGGCAATACTAACGGTTCAAAACCGACCATATCATCTGCTGAGAGTTTCTTACTTGTTTTATTAACTAAGGTATTATAAGACTCCACCGTATTTACAGCGGCCTCACGATACAACTTAAGTATTTTCTCAAGAGCCTCTGCTTGCTTTGTAATATCAGAACCAACCATATTCTCAGTAAACTTCAAGTCCTTGTCACTAAGTCCCGTACCTGATCCAAAGGCCTTAATTTGTTCTTTGACAAACGTAGCCGCTTCGATCATATATGTTTGGGAATTAACTAGTGATTCATATTCAAAAGGAAGTCCAATTAGTGCACCAACTTCCTTTAGTTTTACTTCAACGTTAGCAGCAATACCCGTAGGCATACTGCCAATACGCTCTAGCTGTCTATCTAGTCTTTGGATAGATACAACAGCGTCTCTAGCGTTAGTACGTTGTAGTACAATGTCGTCTGCGTTGGCCTCCTGTAGTGCTGATCCCAACTTAGAACTAGCGGACAACACTTTTTGAACTGAAGGTGCCTTCTGTACTAGACCTATAGCACTAGGCTCTACAAAAGTTTGAGTC